CCCCCCCGGTACCTTGGGCCGGGATCAAGTACCGCGTAGCGGGATCGTAATAGCCGCCATCGAAGGGCGCCGCGCCAATGCCGAAGGTCCCGCTATGCTTCAGTTCGTAGGTCTCGCCGACCTCCAGGATGTCGAGCCTGCGCTTGAAGCGGGCCTGTTGATCGAGATCCCCCACGCCCCCCGTGGTGTACGAGCGCATAAGTCCGCCGCCAGCCCCGTCGCTCTCCCAGGTCATGCCGCAATCGACGTTGGAATCGACGTCGGTCCAGGCTCCCGAATTGGCGTCGAACATGCCGTCGCGAATAAGCTCCTGCCCTCGCGTCACACCGGGAAGGTCAGGAACCTTGGGATAGGTGACTTCTAGCGGATGAACTTGCAGCTTGCCGATGTTGGCCCGCGTCGCCCGATACATCCGAAATTGAGGATACAGCCGACGCTCCGGACCATAGCCGACAGGCTGACCGTTGATGTCCACGATCAAGACGCCGTCCTTCTTGATGTGAAGATAGCCGTTGTCCTCACTGGGGTAGAGGTCGATTTCGAACGTGTACTTGACCCCCTCGACGACCTGGTGCGCCGCGTTGGTCACGGACGACGCCTCGAACACCATCGTTTGAACATTGCCGGTCGCCTTTCCGTAAGCGTCCAGCGTCAAGCGGCGGGTGTAGATCCGGAAGCACGGTCGCGCGCCGCCATAGCTCCATTCCAGGTGCAGGCCCAAGGGTCCGGCGCCGTCGAACTCGGTGACGCCCGGCAGCTTCCTGGCGTGGACCTCGCAAAAATTCAGCCAATCGCCCGCGTTCGCGATGCAGCCGGATTCAAACACGATCTCGAACTTGAGATGCAGGACGCGGTCCCCGTTCGGCATGGGGTCGATCCAGCCGTCCAGCCCGATCCGATCGACCGCCGTGCTGTCGCCCCATGGCCGGTCGCCCTGGCGCACCTGCAGCGCGACCCATCCCGGCTCGCCCAGATAGTGCGAGTACTGGACATTGTACGGGTGCTTGGGTCCTCGGAAGTCGTCGACCTGGCCATTCACCCGATTGGCGGTCAGCACCAGGAATTCTTGCCCCGAGAAGGCGTACGTCCTGCGAAGCGTAAGCTGAGGATCGCCGAGCGCTTTGATGGCGGGCATGTCTTAGGCCTTGATCGTGGCGGCGAGGCCGGAGATGCCCGCGTCAACGGCGGCCGGGGCCACCAGCTTGAGGAGAGATCCGGCGGGGACGACGACGTCCACGCCGCCCGTGGTCGCGAAGGTGAAGACGCCGGCCACCGAGACAGTGATTGTGCCGATCAGCGTCCCGCTAGCCGGGTCCAGCGTGCCGCCGCTTCGGAGCGACAGGACGAACGGCGCCAGCGGCACGGTCTTAACGATGCCGAACGCGCCGGGCATATTGGCCTTGATCGTGAACGCCGTGGCGATGGCGTAGAAGTCGATCACCTCGCTGACGTCCGGCGCGCTCATAAACCGGAACGCCAGGTCATAGGCGACCTGGGTGTGAATCTTGTCGATCGACGGCAGCAAACGAGTCACGCCCGCCGCGTCGGTGAACGGGTAATAGCCGTCGCCGTCGGGGCCTCCGGTCGCCGTGCCGGCCGCCCAGTTGGCGAACTGGGTTTCCGTCACCTGCAGCGCCGCGAAACGCGCGCTGATCTCGGTCAGCAACGCGGCCTGGGCGGCGATCAGGTCAGAAATCTCGCTCACAGCGCGTCATCCTTATAGGGCGGCCGATCAGGCCAGACCGGACTGAAGGGGTCGGGCAGGTTTTCCGGCTTGGTGATGTCCAGCAGGGCTTGGCGATACGCCGCCCATCGGGCCTGGAGGGCTGGCGACATGGCCGCCCAGCGCATGGGATTGATGCTGTCGACCTCGTCGCGGATCTTGGCGTCCCTGGCCACCCGCACCGCCTTGATGGCGAACGGCGTTCGCGTCGCCAGAACGGCGGCAGGGTCGCGGGCCACGACCTTCCGCGCCTTCACCTCGAAGCCTTCAACCCAATCGTCGCGCTTCTCGAACACCTCGACCACGTCGTCGCCGAGGTACGCCAACCGCTCAGGCGTGCCTTCGGCGCTCGTGCGGATCGGCCCGCTATCCGGATCATCCGGAAGCGGATTAAAGGCCACGACGATCATTTGAAGTTCCACCGCGTGATCATGTTGCCCACCGAGTAAAAGTCGTCGGGCTTGGTGCGGGCGTAGAGTTCGATCGTCACCGCGCCGGCCGGTACGGAATAGGTCCGGGTGATGGTCAGGGTCTGCATCGCCGTGACCCCGGACTCTTCGCGAGGGACCAGAGCATCGCCGTTGACGACGATTTTCAGCCCGGATTCGTGGTAGCTGGGGCCGTTGCCGCCGCCATCGATAAAGGCCAAGTCCGCCTGAATGACCAGTTTCGCCGGATAGTCGAAGTGCAGCGCCTGAGGGTCGGGCATCTGGACGTAGGCGCCCGTCCCGGCCGTCATCGTCGAGTACTCGCTCACCAGCAGGTCGCCGATGGCGTGATCCTTGACCCCCGGCGTCTCGACCGAACCGGCGATCAGCTTTTGGATATAGACCTCGCCGGACAGCACCCACCGGCCGTTGACGTAGGACAGGATCTCGACGGCCGTCGCCCCCGTGGTGTCGTCGGGGTCTACGAAATGGACCTCGTCGGACACGACGATGAACTGGCCGATATGGCCGTTATTGTGGACCTTGACCCCGGTAATGCGGCCAAGGACGTCCGTGACCAGGCTGCCGGTCGCGTAGGCATCGCCTGGCGTCGCGGAGACCTCAAGGATGAGGCCGATGGACGCCGTCAGCTCTCCGAAACTGGCAGTCAGCGCCTCGCGGAATTGCGCGAAGCTCATGCCGTCGGTCAGCTTTACGACCGTTTCGTTGAGCGCCACGGCCTTACCGTCGGGCGTGACGAAGCCGATCAGGTTCAGCTGGTCCAGGATGCCCCGCTCCCGCACCAGCTGGGCCAGTTGCCCGTTGGTCAGGTTGATCGCGGCGTTTAGCGCGCCAGCCATCTCGACGACCAGTTCCTGGCCCGGCTTGTTGAACACCGAGCCGGCATCCACACCGCCGACGACGATGTTGCCAAGGTTGGTATTGTTCTCCGGATCTTCCACGCCCTTGGCGTTGATGTAGCGAACGCGAACCTGATAGGTCGCGCCGGCCTCGACGCCCTTGACGACGATGGTCTTGGTCACGCCGTCTTCTGTGCGGGCCGGGAACGACTCTGACCGCCAGCCACCGACGGGAAGCGGCAAGACGCGCCGATAGTCCACGACGATCGACACCGCGTCATGCAGGTCCGCCTCACCCGCGATGACGATCCCCGGAAGCGAACCGGATGCGCCCGCGACGACGCCGCCGACGATGGCCCAGGCGTCCTCGCCGGGCACGGGAACGGCGATCTGGCCGCCGCCGACCAGCGCCGGGGTATCGGGCGGGGTGTTGGTCTGACCCAGCGCGAAGGGGTGCTTGCCGTCCGTCTCGGTGCGCGAGATGAACGTCACCACCATGGTCGACGGATCGCGCTTGCGCTTGAGCACCCGCAGCTTCTGGCCGATCAGGCCGGCCGAGGGCACGTTGGCGGTGACGCACAGGCCCGGCGCGATCCACTGCGTCCACGGCTTGCAAGCCAGGACGATGCCGTTCAGCTCGCGGGCGTCCTCGATCGCGTAGCGGCTCAACTGGCCAGCCTGCGTCGCGTCCTGCACCAGCGGCATGCCCAGCGGGATCGACCGCTCTTCGCCATCGACCTCGACATATTCCGCCACCTGGACGGGCGCATCTGGCGTCACGACCTGCCAATCGAGCGCTTCCTCGGTGTAGCTGGGCCACACCGTATTGATGCGGTCATTGGCCGAGACCTGAGCGGGCACAGTGATCGCGCCCACGACGTCGGCCTCGTTGATCGTCGCCACGCTGACGGCGGGCGCGTTGACCATCACTGAAAGCTGCGTCCCGCCGAGGATCGGGTAGCCGGCGCCGGCCTGCAGGATCGCCTTCAGCGCTTCCCAGGGGTCGTCATCGCTGTCGACCTGGCCGCCCATGGTCCAGCCGTTGACGTCACTGACGTTCATGCCATGGACGAAGGACCCGACGTCGATCTCATCAATGTCGTAGCCCAGGCCCAGCACCAGCTGGCCATTGTTGCGGCGGCCGATCGCCCAAGACAGGCCGTTCCGGTAGGGACAGCGCGACCAGGTCCAGGTGCTCTCGTCGTTCCAGCGATGGCTCCCACCGGGGGCGCCGCCGGGATAAGTGGAGTCCTGGCGTGGGTCGTAAGTCTTGGCCCAGCGCCCGACCATGCGCGGCGATGGGACCCCCGAAGCGTACCGGCCGGTGTCGTACTCCAGCGCCCAGAGACTGGCCGCATAGCCCGTCATCACGTGTTGAGCGGTCCACTCGGTGGGCATGCCGCCGTGGTTAGCCGGCGTGTCCTTTGAGCCGGTCGCGGTCCAGTGCAGCCAGTTGGCGGCCTCGTGACCCAGCTGGGTCTTCAGCCACATGCGGTTGAGGTAGTAACCCGACGCGCCCTCGCCGCTATCAGCCGTGAAAGGGACCGTCACGCCGTTGGCCTGGAAGGCCTCGAACGCCGTCGCCGGCACTCCGGAATAGACCGTCGCGAAGTTCAGGAACTTGCGCGAGGACGCCGGGGCCGACTGGTTGAAGACGATCTTGCCGGCGACCGCCGCGCGGCCCATCGGATAGGGAACGCCCGCGCGCGGGTCGGCCTGCCATTGCACAACTTGGCCGGGGTCCTTGATCTTCGGCGTAACCGCCGAAATCGCCGCGTTGAGCGCATAGACCTCGGCCCCGATGGTCGCGCCGATCGCGGCGAACCCGACGGCCGCCGCGACCGCCGTGCTGGCGCCCACAGCTGCCGCACCGAAGGCGACAGTGCTGCCGACCCAGACAGCGACGGCTAGAGCGGCTTGCGGCACGGCGGAGCGCTCCACAGGGTCAGGATGTCGTCGGCCGATGGCGCGGCGATCCGGCAGAGGTTGTCGTGGGGCGAGAACGCCAGCACGTGGCCAGGGCCGACCACCACGCCCAAGGCCCGCATGGCCAGGACGCTAGGGAGAGCGACGATGTCGCCGGCCATGGCGTACGACCACGGCAGACGCGCGAGGCCCAATCCATCCAAGGCGTCGTCGATCGAGGCGAACCCCGTTCGCCTCAGGGCCTTGGCGGCCCCCAGCGCGGAGCTATAGCGCCCGCCTCGCGACAGCCGAGGGCGATAGCCCAGGCCTCGCAGGGCGTGGGCCGCCAGGCGTACGCAGTCATAGCGACCCCAGGCGAAGGTTTGGCCCACGAACGCGGTCATGGTCGCGTCGGCGGCGGCGACGCGGATATCGAGCGGCGTCATCGATCAGACCCCGTAATAAGGCGTGTTGTAGAGGCGGGCGTAGGCGGCGGCCTGGGCCGCGCCGAGCGGGGTGACGGGCGTATCCGACCCCCAGGGGATCGAGCGGTTGACGCTCGAGATGAACTGAAAGCCCTTCTCGCCAGGGCGACAGCGTTGGTGAAACCCGTTGTTCAGCCGCGCGGCCTCGTTGGGTCGCAGCGACCTCGCCAGCACCGAGCGGGCGTCGACCGAGAGGCTGAAGATGTTCTTATCGACCGTCAGCACGGGCGCGTCGGCCTTGCCCTTCAGCCACAGTTCGGGCGTGCCCAGCACGGTCCCCAGGACCGGGTCTAGGGTCAGGTTCCAGATGCGGACCTGAGTGCCCTGGACCCCAGGCGCGACCAGGGCGGCCATCGCTTCGGTCGACGACGGCAGCAGGATAAACGTGGTGACGGGGGCCTCGTCGGCGACCCCGTCAGAGATCTCGCCGATACCGGCCAAGCGCCCATAGGTCGCGTCCTTCTCGAAGAACGTCGCCCCGGCCCCATCGACCATGAAGCTGAAAAATCCAGCGGTCGAAAGGCGCAGCGGGCCGCTGGGCAAGTCCCACTGAATGCAGCACGGCGGCATCACCGCCCCCTGCTGGAAGGCGGCGGCCATCGGGGCCGAAAGCGTCATGGCTATTTCTCGGTGATCGTGAAGCTAAAGCCGATGGTGGTCAGGCGGCTTTCGGTCCACTCCAGGCCGCCGCCGTCTAAATCGCCCTCGATCAGCGGGGCGGGGAAGTTCAGCGCCAAGCTATCGGCCGGCGAAACCCGCAGGAACGGACCAAGCGTGAGGACCGCCCTACCGTCGCCGTCCGCCGTCGCTTGCGTAGTCGTGCGGTGCAGGTACGACACCCCGCCCGCGATGAAGCTGAACGGCATGAACGGCCCCAGCACCTGGCCAGCCGCCAATCCTTTGACCGCCAGCACGGCGCCGGTCTGGCCCGCGCCATCCACCTGCACGCCGACCGGAAGCCCGGTCTTGCGCGTCAGAGGGATCGCCAGTCGCACCGGGCCGCCCTCGGTCGCATGCCGCAGGCTTGCCGCCAGCCATTCATCAGCGGCGCAAGGCTTGAGGGCGGGGATCTGCACCGAGAGCGCGAAGCGTCCGGGGTGCAGGATACGTTGAGCCGCCCCCGCGCCCGTGATCGGGGTCAGGTTGCCATTGTTGTCGATCAACCGCCACGCCGGCTCGACAGTCTTCGGCAGAGCCGGAAACAGGATAGCCATCAGCGACGACGCCCACCGAGGCGGTTGATCGCCGACTTCTGGACCTGTTGCCGCGCCAGCGCCGCCCCGCCCTGCGCCCCTTGGAGTGCGGCTTGATTGGCCCGGCCGTCGGCATAGTCCTTGAACTGTTTGATCAGGTCTTCCGTCATCACCGCACCTGAGAAGTTGGGGAAGAACTGCTGCACCACGCTGGGGCGGCCGAACGATTGGAGGCTTGGCAGGGGCTGCGCCGACATTCCGACAAGGCCGCCCTTGGCGAAGCCGGGGACCTTGCCTTTGCGCAGGGCTTCCAGGAACGGAACCCCCAGGCGCGCGACGGCCGGCTGGTCAAACACCACTTCCCCAGCGTGCACGACACCGCGCGGGGTGCTGGGCGCTCCGGGGCCGGTGAAGCCGCCGCCCGAAAACCCAGGAAGGCCGAAGGCGCTAGCTGCCTTCTGCGCGGCGATCTCCAAAAGCATCTGCAACACTTGGATTTCGAGTTGCTTGAAGACGTTCGCGGCGGTCGAGCCCAGGCTCTTGGAGTTGACGATTGCGTCGGCCAGGCCGGACGAAAGGCTCTGAATGCCTTGGGTCTCCAGGGCCTCGAACGCTTCGTTCAGTTCACCAACCGAGCGGGGCAGACTGTCGGCCCAGGCCGCCAACGGACCCATGGTCTGCTGGAGAACCTGCTTTTGCGCGGCGCCATAGTTGTCGTTCTCGGC